CGAATCACGGCATCATCACCCGACGGTACGGCCGGAGGAACGACGCCGCACCGACCGGAACTTCGGCCACCTGCGCGCCAACAACCACCGTCTCCCGATTGCTGAACAGGTGTCCCACCAGCAGCCGCATTCCGGTGCGGATGCCGTCGTTGACGACGATCCCATGGATGCAGCGCTCGGCGAGCGCCCGCTCCTCCCGATAGACGACCTCCGCCAGGCGCAGCGCTGCCGCGCGCTCGTCCGGATCTTCGATGCCGGCGGCCGCTTCCTCAGCATCTCGGCGCTTCGCCACGGCATTTGCCACAGCCTCGGCATACCCCTCTCGGGCCGCGGTCAATTCCTGCTCGCTTTCGAACACCGCGCGATTCAGATACGCCTCCGCCCACGCGGCGGCGCCGTCGATGTACGGCTGCAGTTGCTCCGACGGGTAGTCGGCCTCGACCCGTACCTGCACGCGCGCCTGCTCTAGGGAGATCAATGGCATGGCTCAGTTCGCCTGTCCACCCAGCAGTGCAGAGCGCAGCTTGTCTGCGCCCCACCGCTTGTCGTACTTGATCCCGGCCTTCTCGAGCTGGGCCTGCAGCTGGGCTTTCTCGCCGTCCGAGCCCTCGCCGGCGTCGGTGGACGCATCCAGAACTCCCAGGCGCTGAGCTCCTGCAACCAGCTCCGGCGGGCATTCGTCACCGACCTCGAACTGCGTGGGATAGATCTCGCCGGCCTTCACGCCTCGGAAGGGCTTGCTGAACCTCTGCATGCTTCATTCTCCATTGGAAGGTGGGGCGGCGCGGGCCGCCCCACCTATGACGGAGTCCGTACCCGGCTCCGATCAGGCTGCGATCTGCAGCGCGCGCATCGGCTCCGGGTTGTGCACGCCGCCGCCCACCCGCTTCGTGGTGTAGAACTGGACGTAGGGCTTGTTGGTGTACGGGTCGCGCAGCACCCGCACCCCGACCCGGTCGAACACGGTGTAGGTCTGCTTGAAGTCGCCGAACAGGATGGGGATGGCGTTGGCCGCCACGTCCGGCATCGCGGCCACCTCGCGGATCGGGAACCCACCCAGCGTTGCCGGCTGGCCGGCAACGTAGGAGGGCTGCCAGAGGTAGTTGCCCTCGCCGTCCTTCAGCTTCCGAATCTGCCCCTGGGTCTTCCGGTTCATGGTGAACCGGGCGTTGGCGGTGAACGCGGACGGCAGGTCGTAGATCAGGTCGATGATGCCGTCCGCCGTGATCGCAGCCGCATCACCGCTGTTCACTGCCTTGATGGCGCCGAAGGGATGCTTGGTCGCGTTGGTGCCGCCGGTCACGTAGGTGAGGATGCCGAAGGGCTTGTTGCTGCCGTCGCCGCTGAAGTAGGCGGTCCCCTCCTGCTTGGCGAACTCCGTGTTCACCTCGCCCGCCAGCCAGGCCTCCAGGTCAATCTCGACGTCGTCGAGGGTCTGCTGGGAGGCGCCCGGGTTGGCGTAGATCTCGCCCCAGCCGAACGACAGCGTCGCGAAGGTGGGAGTGTTCGTCGGAGAACGCGGGGCGGTCTCGCCGACCCAGCCGCTCGCCGTGCCACCCATGTTGAACAGCTTGGTCAGGCCGGCGCCGGACACCCGCTGCACCGTGGCCAGAGACCGCATGTCCGACAGGACGACCAGGCTGTCCGTGATGGTCCGGTCCCATTCGACCGGGGCCAGATAGCCGCCTTCGTCGTCCTGGCCCTTGTTCAGCGCCGCCTGCACATCACCCTTGCGCATGTGCGCGAGGAACGCACCACTGTACTCGGCATCGGCCAGGCGGTTGCCACCCGCTCCCGCACCCAGCTGGTGGGCCGCCAGCTGGGTGTTCACCTGGTCGACGGCGGCCTGCAGACGGCTGACCTCGTCGTTGACGCGATCGACCTGCAGGGCGCGGATGGCGTCCTCGCTGCCCTTCTTGATCTCGTCGAGCTGGGCCTTGTGCTCGGCCTTGAAGTCGTGGAACGCCTTGTTCAGCGCCTCGACGAGCGCCTTGAGGTCGGGGCTGCCGCTGCCATCGGCGCGCACAGCTACGAGACCGCGCTGCACGCGGCCGTGGATCATCTTGCTCATGGTTCTTAGCTCCGGATGTTGGAGATGAGGGTTTGCAGCAGGGCTGCGGTGTCGTGGCCAGCGCTCGGCATGGCGGAATCGGCAGCGCTCGGCTTGCCGGAGAACAGGGAACGCAGGGTCTCGCGGCGCATCGACCGCGAGTGCCCCGCCTTGGCCATGGCAGCCTCCACCAGCGCCAGCGCCTTCCGGCCGCCGGTCTGCTTCGGCTCCTTTGTGGCAGCGGCACCGTCGAGGAGGCCGTCTGCGAATCCGTCCTCCACGGCCCGGTCGGCACCGATCCACGTCTCATCGTCCATCAGCCGCGCCGCCTCCGCTGCGGTGATCCCGGATCGGGTGGCATAGACCTTGGCCATGGCTTCGTCGAACGGCGCCAGGAGGCGGGCTGCCTCGGCCATATCGTGACGATTGCCTATGGCAACGGCCCAGGCGTTGTGGATCATCAGAAACGCACCTTCGCCCATGAGGATCTCGTCGCCCGCCATGGCGATGACGGACGCTGCGGACGCGGCCAGACCCATCACCTGCACGGTCACCTTCGCGCGGTGCTCCCGCAGCAGGTTGTAGATCGCGACGCCCTCGAAGAAGTCGCCACCGGGGGAGTTGATGTTGACGACCACCTCACGCTCTCCGATGGAGCGTAGGGCCGCACTCACCCGCTTCGTGGTGACTCCGGTGCCCTCCCAGTTCTCGCCGATGACGTCGTAGATGGAGATGACGTTGTCACCGCTGCTGGCCGCGCGCACCTCCGGCTCCCACCGTTCCAGTGCATCAGGCCGCATGTCGAACTGGGCGGCCCCCAGCCGCCGCTCGGCGCGGATTTCAGGCAGTTGCCGAAGGCTCATTGATTGGTCCCTTCTGGGTCATCGGGTTGCGCAGCTCGTTGGTGCAAGGCTGCTTGGATTCGGGGTAGTCCAGGAGATCGCGAACTTCGTTCTGGCTGTGCCAGGGTGCATGCCCCCCGGCACCAAGGGCCTTGGCGAAGAATTCCGCCTGGTCCTTGAGGGTTCCGCGCATCAGTGCGCGCACGTTGAACTTGTACTGGTAGCGCTCCAGCTCCCTCTCGGTCAGAAGAGACCGCGCTGCGGCCTGCTCCCAGTTCGTGAAATGCTCCAGCATCGTGTACTGCAGAAAGAAGATGCCCAGCTGTTCGATGCCGGAACCCCAGCTCGTGTCGTCCATCATCAGCAGCGGCCGCGGCACTCCGAACAACCGGGCCACTTCTTCCACCTGCTGCTGCCGATTCTCGACATGCTGGGCCTGCTCCGCGGTGCTACCGAACTTGTTGGCTTTCGCTCCCTCCTCCAGCACCATCCATCGCAGAACGGAGTTCATGCCCGCGAAGTCGGTGTCCAGCGAGCCCCGCAACCGCGCGTACGCGGTGTCACTCAGGACGTGTGGTACCTCGACGGCGCCACCGCCCATGTGGCCCGTCTCGAAGATTCGCGATGCGGCCCGCTCGGCGTCGAGCGCCAGGCGAATTGCCCGGTCAGCCAGCTTCATCCGCGACAGGCTGGTGACGCCATCGACGGACAAGTCCCGAAGGTGAAAGACTTCCTCTTGCTTCAGCTCTACCTGCCCGGCCTTCTTGGAGTTGTACCAGTAGACCATCCGCCAGTCGCTGCCCTGCTCGGCTCGCATAGCAGTGCTATCGAGCGGGATCAGGTGAATTGGACGGCCGGCGGACCACACGATCCGCGCGTAGGCATCCCCGTGGCGCAGCAGCGCCAGTTGCATCTGACGCTTGAACTCCAGTGGCGTCTGCCAGGGATTCGGCTTGATCTTGAGCAGCCGATATGCGGGATGCTCGGCCGCGGCTCGCTTCGTCGGGCCGTTCTCCATGAGGTTCACCGGCAGCATGCCCACCGTTCCGGTGATGAGCGAAACACAACGCAGGACCGCCATGTTTCGAAGCTGAAAGCTCTCGGAGTACCCGTTCGCTCCGCTCCGGATGAACTCCAGCAGGCGCGGGTCATCTAGCCCGTTGAAGGTCTGCGCGCTGGCGCGCGGCCGCTGCGGAGTGGCCTCACCCGCCCAGAACCTCTCCAGGGCCTGGAGCGCATCGGCGTCGAATCGTCCCATGAGGGTCCTCAGATGTACCGGATGCCGCGGGTTTCGTAGACCGACGCGCCACGCGCCTTCGGGTTCAAAGCCATCAGGTGCACAGCGCTGAAGCCCGCCATGAGCGGGTCGATCTTCGCGCTGCCGCTGGCCTGCTTCGTAATCGTGATCGCGTTGCCCACCGGCACCACCTTCGCGTTGCCCACGCTCCAGGCCATCAGCGGCTGGCCGCCGTGGACCAGTTCGCCGCCGGCCAGGACGCGCTCGGTTGTCTTGATCGCACCGTTGAGCTTCCAGCCCTGCGACACGGCGACGATCTGCTTCATGTCGATCCCGCGCTCGGTGGTGGTCAGCTCATCGACGATGGCGCCGATCCCGGCCGGGTCGACGCCGATGGCGTTCTCCTCCGGCAGCAGGCCAGCCGCATTCACTCCGCACACGATGTCCGCCAGCTCGGCTACGTCCTGCCCAGGCACGTCGACCAGGGACAGGTCGCCGGTCCGCTCAAGATCGCCGAGGATGGGACCCAGCTCCTGCCGGCGCTCCTCCAGCACGATGCGGTGGGCCCAAGCCTTGGCCCACCACAGCCAGCGGCGCGTGCCGCGCTCCCGGCCCAGCACCACCAAGCCCAGCAAGTCGTCCAGACCGCCGCCGTCAATCCCGACCGTGCAGACCTCCGCCCGCTCTAGCAGCGAGTCCAGCGTCAGCGTCCGGTCAGCTGCCTGCGGCCAGAACTTCGCCCCGACCCAACCGGCAGCAGCCAAGGCCTGCCCGATCTGAATGTTCAGATGCTGCGAAGCCCAGATGCGGAAGGCCGCTTCGCCCTTCGCCTCCTCTTCCGCCGCGGCGATGGCAAGGCGGTCGATCTCGATGGACCTCCCGGCATTCGGAGTGACCAGATGCCAGTTCGCAGGGTCGCGCCACGGCTTGGCGCGGTCCGTCTGCATCGCCATCGGGAACTCGTACAGCACCGGCAGCACCGGCGACTGCCGCTCCCCATCACGCACCGCCCGGGCCCGCTCCAGGTCCTCGGCGAAGACGCCGACCGGGGGGTCATCGCTCTGGGTGGTGATGATCGCCAGGAACGCCTCCGGGAACGGCTGCATGCCACCCCGCAGCTGCACCATCGCCTTCGCCGCCCGCGGCATCTTGCCCAGGACGTGCAGCTCGTCGATCAGCGCACCGACCACCTTTCGGCCGGTGATGACCGCCGGGTCGAACGTCATCACCTCCAGCTTCGCCTTGGTCTCCCGGTGCACGATCACCTTCAGGTGGTCGCGCACGTGAAGCTTCTTTTCCAGCACCGGATCCAGCGCGATCGCGCCGGAAATGGCGCTGAACGCCTCGTCCGCGGTCTTCTGGACCGGGGCAGTCAGCAGGAACGGGGCATTCGGCCGCTCGTTCAGCAGCAGCGCCGTCAGCATCAGCAGCGCGCCGTTGGTCGTCTTGCTGTTCTTCTTCGGAACCAGCAGGAACAGTTCCTGGATCATCCGGCGCCGACTGATCGGATCCATCGAACCGAACAGCGCACGCACGATGTCCCGGAACCACTCGCCCCCGGCCTCGCCGAAGGTCGGCGTGCCCTGTACGTCCGCCAGGCGCAGGCGATCCATCACCGCCACCGCGCGGTCCCCCGCCGCCCGGTCGAGCGGCAGATCAGGGACCAGCGAGCGGCCCTCCCGCAACCGGCACTCCCAGTCGCGGCAGCTCAGGTCCCACATGGATCAGGCGGCGGAGCGGATCGGGGTCACGTTCGAGGGCAGCAGGCCATCCCATCCCGTGCCCTGCTGCGCCGTGCCGGCCTGCTCCTGGGCCAGCTCCTTCTTGCCCTTCTTCGGAGCCTTCTTCGGCTCCTCGATGGGCGCGGGCACGAACTCCGGCTGCTGCTGCAGATACAGCCGCGCCGCGGACGTGCTGCCCTTCTTGGCCTGGGCCAGCACCTTCTGCAGTACCGCCATCCGCTCCCGGGCAGCACCGGCCGACAGCTCCGCTTCGTAGTGCTTCCTCAGCGTCGGCACCGAGATGCCGATCGCGTTGGCGATGTCCTCCTGACGCATCCCGCCGCCGGCAGCAGCCGCCACCTGACGGCGCGTTGCGGCAGTGGGCTTATGTTCGGGACGACCCATGCGATTTCCGTCCTTTCTTGCATCGAAATGGAACGCCGGGAGTTCTCCGGCGCGGGAAAAAAATCTGTGCGTGGGAGGGCGGCCGGTTTCCAAGCTATGAACCTGGGAACTTTCGATAGCCCCCTCCTATGAGCCCCATGTCCCGCCTGGTCTTGCGCTCGTGGCAGCTGGGGCACCTGACCGCGCAGTTCTCGTCACTGTCCTCGCCGCCGGCCGCCAGCGGGACCTCGTGATCCAGCTCGAACCCGTGGGGGTACTCCGTTAGCGTCCTGCAGTCCCTGCAGCGCGGGTCCCGCGACCAGATGCGCAGCCGGCGCGCCTGCAGGCGTCGCCCGGTCATGCGCTGCTCGCTGCGGGTTGCCGCTGGCTGGACCCTGCTGGGGGCCGGGCTCACGCGCGGCAGGGTGGTCCTGAGCCGGCCCATCAGTCAGGGCTTGCCTCCACCGCACACCCGGCCGCGACGACGGCGCGGCGCGTGTCGATCAGTTCCCGCTGGAGCCAGGCGATCCAGGCGTCTGCGCGGTCGGCTCCTGCAACAAGGTTCGCCGCGCCGATGGCCCGAAGCTCGGCGGTAGCATCTTGTCCGCCGGCAAGGGGCGCAGCTCCACCGGCGCCGGGTCCGGCCGCAGGACAGGTCCACTCCGACCGCAACTGCACAGAGCCGCGGCGCAGAGCAGCACGGAGCCCATCTTGAGCACGGTTCGCATCGTTCAGGGCCTCCCTGTAGCGTTCGTCGTTGATGCGCCGGGCCGTGGCCAGCGCCTCAGATGCAGCGCGCGCCTGAGCCGCGACCTCCGCAGTGCGCATCGCCAGGCCGTCCAGCACACCAGCCGCAGCCGACCGCGTGGCCGCGTGCGCCGAGACCTCGGCCTCGTAGCGGGATTTCCAACTGCCGGCGCCCCACCGGTAGCCGGCCAGCACCAGCAGGGCGGTCAGCAGCAGCGCTGCACCCCAGCGCAGCAGGTCCGCGTAGGGACGCAGGGGGTCGGGAATCAGGCTCATTCGCTGTACTCCGGCGGGATCACCGCCCCGAGGCCGCGGATGACCGACTCCAGCGTCCTCACCCGCAGCCGGAGCCGGTGGGCTTCCTCCTGAGCGGCCATGCGCAACTTCACCTCCTCGGCGAGCTGCTGGCCGAGGGTCAATTGAGCCCGCTCCAACACCTCGACACGCTCGGCGAGTCGCTTGTAAACCACCGATTGCGCGTCTGCCACGGATTCCTCTGCCGCCGACTGCGCCACCTCGGCATTCGTTTCAGCGCGCACCCTTTTCTGCCGTTCCAACCATGCCCACGCGCCGGAAACCACGGCCCCGATTGCGGCGAGCGTGCCACCGGCAGCGGTCCAGTCGATACCGCTCATGCGGACGCCCTCACGACTTCGAGCGCCTTCCGATACAGCCGATCCCATGTTTCGCGGTGCGGCTTACCCGGCCGCCAGGTGCGGAGGTAGTACTGCCACGCCGCCGCGGAGTATCCGAGCGCCGGCAACGGCTGCGGATCAGTCCACAGCAGCAGGCGAGCGAAGGCGCAGGCGAGCAGGTCGTCGTGCTCCAACTGACCGTAGACGACGGACACATCCGGCGCCACGCCGCGCGCCCTGCACACCTCGGCCGCCAGCTGCGCGGTGGCCTCATGTCGCAGCACGCCCTGCACGCCGCCCGCACGCTCGAACTGCCAGAGGCCGCGCGCCGGGCCGCCGATCTGCCGGCGATGCTCCAAGCGGCTCTCCTGCAGCCCAATGGCGAGCAGCAGCACGCGGGCGCGCTCGCTGTCCATCGTCGAAGGCAGCAGCGCCAGGCCCGGCCCGACGACGCGGGCCAGGATCACGTCGAGGTCGGACATATAGGGCTCCGAACTAAGGGGCGCCCGCCCCGCGTCGGCCTGGAGTCAGGGCCGGCGGGTACCGCGGGGCGGGCGTTGAAGGGCCGGTGCCGGCAGGGATGCAGGCATCGGAGGCGCTTGCGCAGCTTCGGCCGCCACGGCTGCCTGTGCGCGCAAACATTTGTGGGTATAGTGTTGACAGCCGCCCAGTAGTGGGTATAATACCCACTATGGACAGCAGGCAGCTCATCAAACGGTTGGAAGCGGACGGCTGGCAACTGGTCCGGGTCAAAGGCTCCCATCACCAGTTCAAGCACCCGAACCGCCCCGGCTTGGTGACCGTCAAGCACCCGGCCAAGGACATTCCGGCGGGAACCCTCAACAGCATCACGAAACAGGCCGGCTGGAAATGACCAGCCGGCAGGAGTACCGACAATGCGTTACCCCGTAGTTCTCCACACCGACGACGGCAGCCAGTACGGCGTGACCGTCCCCGACCTCCCCGGCTGCTACTCGGCCGGCGAGGGCATTGAGGACGCGTTGCAGTCTGTCGCCGAGGCCATCGACCTGCACCTCGAAGGGCTGGTTGAGGCCGGCGGCGACGTGCCCCTGCCCGGCTCCATCGCACAGCATCAGGCCGCCCAGGAATTCGCCGGCGGCGTCTGGGCGCTGGTCGATGTCGATGTCTCGCGCTTCGACGGCAAGGCCGAGAAGATCAATATCACCGTGCCGCGCCGGGTCTTGGCGCAGATCGACGATTACGCGCGCGCCCACGGCTCGACCCGCAGCGGCTTCCTTGTCGAGGCGGCCAAGCGGGCGATGAAGTAAAGCCCGCAGGGCCTAAACGCAGAAGCCCGGCGCATGGCCGGGCTTCAGAGACACTTGTTGACGCTTGCAGAAATGGTAGGCCGCCGTGTGCAATCTGTCAATGCCCGTAGCGTAATTCGGCGTGGGTGTAGGGCAATTGGAGGCTACGCTGCCCGCTGCGCCCCACCGACCCAGTCGATGCCGCGCTGCAGCTCCCGCCGGTACTGCCAGACGGACAGCGTGCCGCCGTACTGCTGCCGGACCATCGCCGCCTTCGCGGCCTGGCTCGCCGACACCGTGAACTCGGTGCGCACGATCATCGCGCGCAGCGGGAACTGCCGAGCCAGGGCACTGAGCGCTCGATCGATCCACCGCAGGTCGTCCGGGATGCCCATGTCCACGGCGATCTCGGGATTGTCGTGCGGGCGGTCGGCATCGTTCGCTGCCCGCACCGGATCCACCGCCCACATGGGAAGGATCGCCAGCCCCTCGACCCCGGAACGCTCGGCCATGAACCGCCGGCGTTCCCTGCCGTCCCGGCCGACCAGGTCCCGCAGCGCGCGCTCGGTGGTGCCCGGGGCATGGTCCCGGACCTGCTGCAGCACGTGCACCGTGCGATCGCCGCGGCTGTACGCATAGCGGGTCGCCTGCGCGATGCCCCAGCGGCGCAGCTCCTCGACGGTGGGGTCTTGCGTGCTACGCGGCATCCCGGAACTCCTGCAGCGTGGCCGCGTCCAGGCGGAACTGCGGCAGCCGGCCATCGTCCTGGCACATGCCCATCTGCCGGTCAGGGCGGCCCCGGCAGTGCGCGACACCCAACGTGACCTCCCGGCAGGTGCAGAATGCGCACAGCCCGCGGTTGCGCAGCGCCGCACGGTAACGCTTCCGCATTCGCGCCTCAGCGTAGGCCTCCGGTCGGCTCAAGCCCAGCGGGTCGAGGGTGCGGGTCATGCGGCCCGCCTGCGCGTGGCGCGGCCCCGGCGCTTGCGCTCCCGCCGTACTGCCGATAGCAGCGACTGCGCGGCCGGGATCTCTCGCTTCAGCATGCGCTCCAGTCCGACCAGCTCCTCGTCGGACATCGTGCTGCACTTCTCGCGCGCGGAGTGCTCGGGATTGCGCGGGCTCATGCTGCGGCCCTCATCTGCTCCGGCGTGATGCCGGCGACCGTCACGGCCAGGGCAAGCGCCGCCCATGCGTGGGACTTGACTCCGTAGGTCGGGCCGGGCGCCTTCTTGGTCCCCTGCGGACCCAGCAGGTCCAGCAGCGCCTGCCGGATGTTCGGGTCCTTGGCCTTCGCGCTGCCGCACAGGTGCAGCTTCACGTCGCGGCGGTACACCAGGCGGACGGCCGCGGGATCTCGCCACGCCTGCTGGAACCTGCCGATCCAGACGCACGTCTCGAACACCTCGCGTCCGACAGCCATCCCGTAGCTGGCAACCATCTCAATCGCGAGCGTCTCGGCCCTGGGCCAGATTCCGTTCTGGAGCGCGCGCAGGAGGTCCTCGTTGCCGTCGACACCGCTCTGCACAACATGGTGCCCATCCAGCAGCACCCAGCCGCTCTCGGTGGTCCCTGGATCGATCGAAAGGATCATGCCGCCTTCCTCCGCCTCGCCGGGGCCTTCGCCACCTTCGGCTGCTGGGCATGGGCCCGGGTGCCGCGGCGGCCCCGCCTGCGGTAGGACCAAAGCTCCACCTCCATGACGGTCGTGCAGCCAGCGCGGATGGCCCGCATGGCCTCGTCGCCGGCGAACCCGGGGAAGGCGCGGGACAGCGCCTCGCGGGTGTCGAACTGCTGGCCCATGAAGATGATCGGGGTCGGGGCGGTGGTCATGCTGCGGTCCTCGTGTTCTGGTCGATCAGGCGAAGCTGGGCGGCCATCAGCGCGTCGTCATCGCCGAAGGCCTCGTGGAATGGGACGCTGCCCTCGGCCAGCGAAGGGCCAAGGCGCTCCCGGTGGTGGGCGTGCGTCCAGCCCTGGACGATCAGGCGGCCCCGGTGGTGCCAGGCGCAGAGCCCCACCGTGTGCTCGTGGCCGCGGCGGATGCCGCCGCTCAGCAGGTGGTGCGCCTCCACCGCGGGACCATCCGGGTCATGCGGGTAGCCGCGCGCGATGCAGCACAGGCAGCCGAGGCGCTTCACGGTGTCGATCCATGCCGACTCGGCGCGGGTGGGCTTTCCGGTGGAGCGGCCGCTGCGCATCAGAACAGTCCTCCCTGCACCGGTCCGCGCGCAGAAGCGGCACGCCTCCGCGCGTTCGCCGCCCACGCCAGCAGCGTCCAGAAGAACCGCTCGCCGCGCCGTCTGCGCGCCTCGGCCAGGTAGACGCGCGCGGTGGTTATGTCGGTAGCGCGGGACATCAGGTGCCCTCCGGCTTCTGGATGATCCGCTCCACTTCCTCGCGGCTCGCCG